CGAGTGGCATCAAGGTGTCTTTGGAATACAGATTTCGATAACTGTATCAGTGTTACCCATAAAACTAAAAATCTATGGGCAACGGCCACTGTTTATATAATTTATAATTTATTATTTATTTATTTATTTAGTAGTAGTCTATTTATAAGTTTAATTGTTTAGAATGATTTAACCAAATCTTCTTGTTCAGTTCCTTTCAACAATTTAGCTAGCACTGGATGAACAACATTAAAATCTTTGAAATCTGTGTCATCAATTAGTTTCTCAAAATCGACAATTTCTGCTCGCGTGATGTTATAATACATATGTAACCAATCAACGCAATACTCATAATCAACTGGGCTATTGTCAGACACCATAGTGTCATTTTTATAATAAAAATCCCTATCCATTTTACTTATGAAATATGGCACAGCACTAGCATGTTCTAGTCTGTATTCTTCGATGTGATCCACAATTTCCTGATCAACAGGTAAATTGGGTCTAAACAATTTAACTTTCTTTTGTTTATTTTTCCTATCAGTCTTGGTCCCAGGTTGTATTCCATGGGCCATTTTCCAATTACACAATTTCTCAAATATAGGTAGTCCTTTTGCCCACTGCAGATCACACTGTCCAGTGGCATAGTTCCATTCCTCGGGAGTTAGAGTACATGAATTTGCCTTATAACTAAATCCCTTAACAAATTTCTCCAAATGTCTTAATACTCTATAGTGCAACTTGCCTCCTCTCTCAGTCTTAAAACAGCTGGTGGAGCAAAAGTCGCCTAATTCTATAGGTCCCTTCTTTAAAAATTTTAGTACCTGACCTAGTCCATGGGCTTTAGTTTCCATGCTAGGAGTAAAAACTTCCTGATAAGCGTCTAAGATAGCTTTCTTATTAGCTTCAAAGACTGTTCTTCTTATATACAAGCTGTTGTCATCACCTGCACAACGAGCTGAATGGTCTTGGGCCTTTAATTTAGCGCACCAAGCTACAAAAGTTATATAGCACGACATCCTCATAGTGTTAGAGAACGAAGTGTCTGGATCTCCTGAGTTTAATCTACCTTTCTGAATCATTTTAAAAGTTGGTTTAAACAATTTAGCATCTTTCTCAAAAACACCGGTCTCAATTTCTGATAAGAACTCGGTTAATGCCTGTCTAGAATGCTCTACTGGAAACCTTAAAGTTTGACCAGTTTTCTCTATTACTTCAAAGGTCTTGTCATAAATGTATTTATCTACAAGTTGCCTGTTATAAATATGTTGGCATGAATCGAACGCTTTACCATCGCCGTCCAATTTTACGCAATCGTCTCCCAATTTTTCTGCTATTTTAGCCAAATCATATCCTTTTTCTTTATAATTTTTACCAGAAACGTATTCTTCCACGTTCTTTTTGAAAATTCTTTCTAGTTCCCACACAATAGGTCCAGCAACCATCTTCTTGTAAGTAGAAGGGCCACATATACACCTAGCTTTGTCGTCTCCACCACCTTGAGTTTGCAATTCAGACTTGACAAAGTTTTTATAACTTCTCAAAATTTTTTGTATTTTCTTTTCTTTGGTGCTAGCCGGCATTGATTCTATGTTAATAGTACACTCATCTACCGCTGCTCTTTGTTTATTGTTGAGGTGGTTATACCATGCCTCGTAAGAATATTTAAAATTATTAACTACATTATCAATTTTAGGGTACCAAACTTCTTTTAAGAATATTTGGAATTTACTCAATGCCTTATACGTTGGCTGAGGTACGTCTGCTCCTTGTCTCTTAAATGCTATTGCATTGCATAAAGGACAAACGTGATAATTAGTACATTCAAAAAGTGACTCGTCCCCTCTTAATTCTGGTGCACACTGATATGCAGCTACTTGTTTGCGCATTTGGCAACCAGATTCTAACAATTCATTGAAACGTGCTTGTGAACATCGTCCCATTAAGTCCTGTAATACCACACCAGCCGGTTTAGTAGTTATTGTGGTGTTGGGTGATATAGCAAATTGATTATTTTTAATATATTCAGGCTGTATACATGATTTGTAAATCACACGCCTCATCTGTTTAGCGATCCTTCTAGCTGGTCGCATTTTAACACTGCTACGATCATAATGTTGAGATCGTGCATTCAATAAAATTTTTAAAAATTTATACAAAGTTAAAGCACCTAACAAAAAGG